ATTCACTTTTCAGGATTATCAGCAGCCTGCGCCATTCCGTGGAACCTTGTTCAACCCTAGAGCAACCGCAGAGTTATTGGCGATGCCGGAATCACTTCGGCTTGAGTTTGATTTAGAATTAGAGTATCAGCTTGATGTACAGTCCACGGAGTTTAAGCTTAGAATGGACACGGTTAACTCAAGTTATACAGCACTGAGCGAAGAGTATAAACTCACAGTAACTCAGAAAGACACAGAGATCGCTGAACTGCAGCGGCTCATTAACACCAGCGCCCCATCTAACAGGGCTTGGTGGATTGCCGGCGGTGCAACCGGCGGCGCCATGATTACGCTGGGCATTGTATACGCGGTACTTTCTGCGTCGGGAAAGTAGAATGGGAAAGAAAGACCCCAACTATGTTATTAAGATTGAGAAAGCCATTGCCGATAAATACGGTAAAGAAACTGTTCAAAACCCACGTCGAAACTGGACTGAGGAAAAGGAGCATGATTTCGTCGAACAACTTAAGACCCGCAATCAGCGAATGAATGAACTCGCACAGAAAGTGGAGAAGGTTGAAGTTAATGGCATTTTAGTTTCTCAAAAACTACTTAGTAGAGAAACCAACAGGACATGTCCGGTTTGCGAGATATACTCATTTGACAAAAAAGATGATGTGTATATGAATAAGTTCAAATGCTGCTTCGGCTGTTACATTCAGTACGTCGAAGACCGCGAAGAACGTTGGAAAACAGGCTGGCGTCCACAACTAGGAGATAATAAAACAAATGGCAACAACACTTGAAGTAATCAGAGGACTCTCGCAAGCTGCAGCGAACGCTTATGACGGCGGGCATGACGAGAAGTATTCATATGACGGCGAGGCGCGCAAGATCGGTCTTTTCCGTGAGGAGGGAGACGTTATCACGGACTCCCGAGGCGCCGCAATGGACGGCTTTGGCATACGCTTCCAAGGCAATCGATTGATCATCAGCTATCAATATGATTGTATGCTTAAGCACGTACACGAATCTGGTTTTGAGGATGTTATTAACGAGAAGGTCGCCAACGTTGCAAAGTATCTTCGCAGCGAATATAAGAAGGTGACCGGCGACGGGCTAACCTTGAGCAAGGAAGGGGATTGTGATATCCTAGTAGAATACATTTCCAGAATCAGAACATCCGTTAAGGCTTGTCAGGTATATAAGATCGGCGGCTTGAAAGAAGTAGAAGATTCAGACAACGGCTCAGCAAACCGTGACGTAGACTCAGCAATCAAGAGTTGGCTGGGCATGGGTAAGGACAAGTTCTCTGGAACCAAAAAGCCTTCCAACGTGACAAGAAAGAACGACTAAGATGGCATGGCTTTTAAACTATCGAAAGAGGAAAGCGTAAAAGAGATTTTAAAAAGCGGTAAAGACCCAGTTTATTTTATTGACAATTACTGCAGAATCTCTCACCCTATTCACGGTCTTATTCCGTTCGCTACATACGACTTCCAGCAAGACTTGCTGGTAGCTTTCAACGATCACAGATTTAATGTGATTCTTAAAGCCCGCCAGATGGGGATCTCTACCATCGTAGCGGCTTACATCGTTTGGATGATGTTGTTCCACCGTGATAAGAACGTCCTAGTTATGGCTACTAAGTTCGGCACTGCCGCAAACTTGGTCAAGAAAGTCAAGGCGATGATGAGAGGGCTTCCGGACTTTATTCAGATCTCCTCTATCGAAGTAGACAACCGCACGTCATTTGAGCTAACCAATGGCTCACAGATTAAAGCGTCTTCAACCTCTGGCGATGCCGGTCGTTCTGAGGCGCTGTCTCTTTTGGTGCTGGATGAGGCTGCTCATATTGACGGCTTGGATGAACTGTGGATGGGTCTATACCCTACGATTTCAACTGGTGGGCGAGTTATCTCGCTGTCTACCCCCAACGGTGTTGGTAACTGGTTCCATACAAAGTATGTAAACGCGGAGGCGGGAGAGAACGACTTTAATCCTATTAAGCTTATGTGGGATCTGCACCCTGATCGAGATCAGGAATGGTTTGAGAAAGAAACAAGGAACATGTCTCGTCGAGAAATCTCTCAAGAGTTCGAGTGCAACTTTAATACTTCCGGGGATACGGTAATCCACCCGGAGGACATTGCCCGTATCCGTGACACTGTATCCGATCCGAAACATAGAACGGGGTTCGACAGGAACTACTGGATCTGGGAAGAACACCTTCCCGGCGCCTCGTATGTTCTGGTTGCTGATGTTGCACGCGGCGACGGCGCAGACTATTCTGTGTTTCACATAGTTAAACTCGAAACGCTAGAAATCATAGCTGAGTATCAGGGAAAGCCCAGCCTCGATATGTTCGCAACAATATTGGATTCTGCCGGCAGAGAGTATGGCAACTGCATGATTGTCGTTGAGAACAATAACGTTGGTTTTTCTGTTTTAGAGAAACTAATCGACAAATCTTATCCGAATGTTTATCACTCCGTGAAGTCCACGCACGACTACGTGGAGCAACACATCGCTGAAGGAATGTCCAACTCCGTACCCGGTTTCACAACTTCCATGAAGACAAGACCATTGATCGTCGCAAAATTGGAAGAGTTTATCAGGAATAAACTAATTACAATATATTCGAGCAGGACTTTGCGCGAGCTTGAGACTTTTATTTGGAACAATGGGAAGCCTCAGGCTATGAGGGGCTACAACGATGACCTTGTTATGTCGTTGGCAATCGCATGCTGGGTCCGAGACACCGCGTTTGTAGCCAATGCGCGCAATATTGAATACAAGAAAGCATGCTTAGGCGCCATGATTAAAACAGGCTCAAAACTAGAAACTAAGATGCAAGGTCAAATAGGTTATAAAAAAGGCGGAACTTTTGATACAATGAAACAAAGTCAATCAGAAGCTGTCAGAAAAGAACACGAAGAATACAAATGGCTTTATAAAGGATAACAAATGGCTCAACAAAACTCCAAAAAATCAAATCCAAACTTGAAAAATCCACGTAATCCAGAGTCGCCGCTGTTCAAGCGCCTGACTCGATTGCTCTCTGGTCCGATTGTTAATCGCCGCGTGCAAATGCAGCGGCGCTATCGGCGCGCACAGCTAGACAAGTTCAACTTTACGTCTGCCGGCGGCTTGAACTTTAAGAGAACGTCCTACAACCCGTACGACAACCTCAGCGCCCAAGTGATGGCAAACCAAAATCGTCAAGAGCGCTATCTTGACTTTGATCAGATGGAGTACATGCCCGAGATTGCATCTGCTTTAGATATTTATGCAGATGAGATGACCACCTCCACAATCCTCAGCCCCTTGCTGAAGATTAATTGCTCCAACGACGAGATTAAAGTTGTGTTGGACAACCTATACCATAAGATCCTGAACCTAGACTCTAACCTTTTTGGTTGGTGCCGTACAATGTGTAAGTTCGGTGACTACTTTTTATACTTGGACATCGATGAGACACATGGAATCAAGAACGCCGTGGGCATTCCACTGGAAGAGCTTGAAAGATTGGAAGGTGAAGACAAGACCAACCCCAATTATGTACAATACCAGTGGAACTCGGGTGGATTAACCTTTGAAAACTGGCAGGTTGCACACTTCCGTATCCTTGGCAATGATAAGTTCGCCCCATATGGCACTTCAGTGCTTGAAGGAGCCCGCCGAATCTGGCGCCAGCTTACTTTGCTTGAAGATGCGATGATGGCATACCGAATTGTGCGCTCTCCAGAGCGCCGAGTGTTCTATATTGACGTTGGTAACATCCCTCCGCACGATGTAGAACAGTTTATGCAGAAAGTCACGACTCAGATGAAGAGAAACCAAGTTGTTGACCCCACCACCGGTCGAGTAGACCTTCGGTATAACCCAATGAGCATTGATGAAGACTACTTCATCCCTGTTCGCGGTCAAGAGTCTAGTCGAGTTGAGTCTTTGCCCGGTGGAACGTACACTGGCGATATTGATGATGTTAAGTACCTACGTGATAAGCTATTCTCTGCTCTAAAGATTCCAATGTCCTATCTTTCACGCGGCGAAGGCGGTGAGGAAGACAAGACGACTTTAGCACAGAAGGATATCCGCTTTGCGCGCACCATCACTCGGCTGCAGCGCTCTATGATCTCCGAGTTGGAGAAAGTTGGCATCATTCACTTGTTCACATTAGGGTTCAGGGGCGATGACCTCATTTCTTTCAAGCTCCAGCTTAATAATCCATCCAAGATTGCGGAGTTACAAGAACTAGAACACTGGAGGACCAAGTTTGATGTTGCATCGGCGGCAACCGAAGGCTTT